TGGCGCGCAGTAGTTTCTTTTTCTTGCCTGTAACGCTTTTCTGCTTTCCACGGAATTGACAAATCTGCTGGCATAATTACTTCCGACTTGTTCTGATAATGCTTTTTTAGTGAATCCACCGCGTACGCAAACGGCAGATCGGGATCCAGGATGCCACACCACGCATCGGCCATCGCGGATTTCTCTGCATCAGTTCTACGAGAAACACGGGGATCGATAACAGATGCCATCGCTAGCAGTTGTAAGACTTCTGCGCGGTTCATTGTTCTATTTCCCAGTGGTTCGCATTTTCTTGATCCAGTAGTTCCAACCATCCCTGAGCAGGTGATTTCTTTTTATCGTTCCGTGTGTGTTCGGCCAATGCCCAGGTGTAAGAACTGGAAAGATTCGCGTGACCACTTACGGCGCAATCCTGGGCTGCTGCAATAAGTAGTTCGGGGTTCTTACCCTCGATGAGTAACTGCTTTGCATCTTTCGCAATTCGGCCAATAGATCGCGCTGGCGGTTTCTCGCCGAAATAATGTTGAAATGAATCAACGTATTCTGCCACGATCGTTGCTGCATTTGTTTCGCTGTGCGTAGTCTCTACTTGTTCATCGTTATTCTTATATAGTTCTTTTATTACAGTCGAGTTTTCCGAGGTCGGTTGAACCGAGGTCGGATAACCGAACTTCGGTTGATCATAGATAAGCGAATCCGAAACCCAATGACCCAAGTCATTTTGATACTTATTGCGTTCCAGGTAACCAAGTACCTCAAGTTCTTTTAAGGCCGTCAGGATTGCTCCACGGCCTTCCAATGATTCGTTTGCTAGTGAGTCTGCGCTCGTGCGCCAGTTATCGGGCCTGCTGAGAACGCTGGCCAGAATTCCACGCGCTCGAAACGATAAACGATTGTCTCGCAGAACCTCATTTGAGAGGATCGTGAAATTGCTTTGTGGTCGTGGTGTCCTTTGAATTGTCATTGAATTCTGTTACTCTTTCTGTTAGTAGAAGTAGACATCTGCTGTCCTGGTACTGACCCCGATCCTAAACTGTCGGGGTCAGTATCGCCAGTTTCTTACAAGTTTTCTTGAATTTCTACGCAGTTCCAATGAACTTTTAATGCTTCCAGGATCGCCTGCTTATCTTGCTGCGGTAAATGCTCCGCGCTAAATAAATCAAAGTCGCTTTCACCATCTAAGAACCCTAAGAACTGAATCATCACCATTTGATCCACGTTGTAATCGTGGACCTCAATCTTGTCCCAGATTTTTTCCCAGTCCAAGCGTTCAACTGCATCGTGATTTCTAAAGATTCCCTCATCGTGCATCCAAGTTGTTTGCACTAGAACTTCCGTTGCTGTTCTCATTGCTTTGCTCCTGTCATTAGTTCTATCGCGGATCGAATAACTGTTGAAACATTCGTGCCGTGCTGATGCGCCCATTGCCGAACCGCCAACATCTGTTCGTTGTTAAGTCTTAGCGCGATCAGGTTGTCTTTGTTTTCTTTCGGTTCTTTTTCCATTTTTATCCTGCTTCCTGTTTAAGTAGTTCACGCTTGGCTTTTTCCCAAATAGGGCAACCGTCATCGTGTTCTGCTGGTTCGCTTAAATTGACTGTTTCTAGGTCATCACGACCACAGGTGCATTTATTATCTAATAATGTCATTAGATAACTTCCATTCCTAGCATCTGAAATGGAATTGCGAATGTTGCTTTCTCTTTCGTTGCGTATTCCAAGAACTCCCCAAGTGTTTCAATCGATCCATCTGGCATTGCTTCACGGATCGTATAGCCACGTTCTGTTCGGTTGAAGTTATCCTCACTTGTTACAAAGAATTGCCGACCTGCAACTGTGTAGAGTTCGGGGTAAACCTTTGAACCAAAAAAGGCTAGTGTATCCCTGCTGAAAAAATGCTGGCCTTTTTCCTTATTTGCTTTTTTTACTTCTGTGATGTTGTTGAACATTTCTTTTATCCTTTGTTAATTTCGGCGTAACCAATACGCTGAAGTTTGTTAGCAGTCACGAATGCGAATGCCTGTGGCTTGGTTCTGAACTGGTACGTGTCGTTGATCTGGTTTCCGTTCTCATCGCGAACCAGTATTGCGATCCGCTTTGCAAAACGATCGTAATGAATCACGAACTGCTTGCCTGTAATGTCCTGGACCATTGTTATGCACCACGCTTTTTTGCAATGAAAACCTTAGTAAGTAATAAGTGACCATTTCCGATTGTTAAATTCTTAACTCCATCGGTAATCGTGTAAGTTGTAAATGCTCCGAATGGTGTGTATTCAATCCGAACATTTGTAACTGTGTAGAAATGATCCTTAATCATTCCCTGTGCGCCAACATTTGCTTTTACAGTGTTTCCAATTTGGAAGTTACTCATTGTTATGCACCAACCTGTTCTGAGAATTTAAGTGCAAATGATTTTGCCATTTCGTAACTGTCTAAGTGATTTGCAACGATGTAACCAAAGTCACTCTCTGTATGAAAAACTCCCCAAGTTCCTTTTGAATTTGTTCCAAAAAATATTTCAGAACCGATTACTTTATACAGAGTGTTGCTTACTGCGATTGTCTTATCCATTTCTTTATCCTTTGTCCAAGCGGTTTACCGCGATAAGACAACTATACGGATTTGTATAACACTTGTCTAGTCCATTTAACATCTTTTTTTTGCTTAGTGTCGCAAGGCTTTTGCAGGCAAAAGTAAACCCACCGACAAAGGATAAAAGCGGTGGGTTTACGGATTAGGGGTTATTTAAAGTTGCGCAAGCCTTGACAGTCTAGCGCGTAAATGCGCAAGGTACACAATCGCATCATCAATTTCCTCGATGGTTTCTACAACGATCTGCGCGCCAGATTTTTTTTCAATCGATTGCTGATCACCGTTTGAATATTGTTCGTTACCAGTTCCCAGGATGCGACTGCGTAAAGATTCAACACATTCGGAAACTTGGTTTGCTAGTTCCTCACTTGTCAATTTCTTGCACCTCGTAACACTTACGACATTCCACGATCGAATAATTTACAAATCTAATTTCGATCCATTTATGTTTACAAGATTGCAACATCTTGCCACCAACCTTTTCCGATTAACAGAGTGAGCATTCCAGCAGGTGCCGCTTGGCCAGTTGAATTTTCAAACCAAGTTGATCCACCGTCAAGTGCTGGTGCTTGCATCCAAGTCTTACGCCCTGACTGCTCGATTCGCAAGTGATGGTAGTGACCAGTTATCAACAAAGTTGCTTCACCAATATCTTTCTGACCGTGCGCTTGATTTTTCCACCAGTCGATTGCCTTGCCACGACATTGATGACCGTGCGCTAATCCAACAACTGTTCCGCAAATGTCCAGGGTAACTGTCAGCGTGTCGTATTTTGGAAAAATAAAACTGATGTGTTTGTAATCTGGGTGATCTGCTAACGCATCTGCAACGGCTGATGCCGCATCTAGCGCGAAAGAATCCGTGTAAGTTGTGGCCATCGAATTTCCAACACGCACTGCTTCATCGTGGTTACCTGGAACGCAAGGAACGATTATGCGCGCTGCGTGTGGTGCGAACGCTTTAACCATATGTAAAAGTAATCTGCGATAGACACGAATCTGTGAAGTGAGATCCAGATCAGTGCGCCAAATATGTTTGCCACCCTGCGAGTTCATCCCCTCGATACAGTCACCAAGTTGTGGCAAGTAGATCGCATCGATTTGTCTGCCATTCCTTTTTAATTCCTTTAGTCGGATAACCGCAGCATCAATCTTTTGTAATACATTCTCAATAATCTCGTCAGTTCCACCACCGTCAATTTTTCCAATCTGGGTGTCTGCTAGTACCACAACGTATGCGAAACCCTCTGAGGTTTGCGCTGTGGCCTTTACAGTGGCATTCTGTGGTTTCCACTTGCTAACGATTTCCAACAGGTCATCGATTGGCACTAAATTTCGGCCTAAATTTGGCACGAACGTGGCGCGGAAACTTTCCAACCATTCGCCATCCCATCGCTGCCACTTACTTCTGCGCAGTCCTGTTATACGCCACTTGGTCGGATCCAGTTCAAATTCTGCTAAGAGTTCCGCGTAATCGGGTTCATCGCCAGCAGTTCGCGGAACTGATGTTAATACTCCACCCTGGGCATCGTATTCAATAGATGGTTCCCAACCTTTAGGAATATCTTTTGAGATCCGTTTATGTTGAGCATCGTCACCCAGGGCCGACAGATCATCTTTTAACGTCACGGGCAAACACATCCGATTTCTTTTTGCCCACGCAATCTATGTCGCGTGAGGGTTTTACGATTAACAACATAACCGTTCTTTTCTAATACTCTGGCCAGCATCGTCATTGATGTATCTGGATTATCGATTGCCTTTAGTACGGCTTCCGATTCTTTTTCAGGCAATGATTTTAGAAGTTTGCCAACACCGCAAATGGTGGAACAATCGGGCAGAGAACTAAGGTCATCAAGCAGGGACACAAGAACACCTTTCAAGGGGTTAGTTCTAGGTTATACACAAGCAGAATTAGTTTGTTGTTTTTCTGGCGCGTGTCGCTGGTTTAGTTACAAGTTCCTCAATGGCATTTAATCTAAAATCTATATCAGTCATACGAGATTCAATGCGGTTTACGGTTTGCGCAACATCGTTTAGGGATCTGCCACCGTTCGATTCTGGGTGAATTTGATAAGTCGCTTGATCGATGTAAGCCTTAATTGGTTTCACGATTGCCCACTTAATCAACATTCCGAGCAGAACGGCGATTGCGCTTACGGCTGCCGAATACTGACCTAGTTCCAGGATTCCCATTGTTACTTTTTCTTGATAACAGGTGCAGCAACTTTAGTCTTTGCCTTAGTTACTGCTGATGCTTTCTTAGTACCAATCAAGAGATAAGGATCCAAGTCTTTGCCTAAACTCCATTTAATGTTGTTGCGTAGTTCCGCGTGTAAATGTGGACCAGTACTGTTGCCTGTATTTCCAGATTTTGCAATTACTTGTCCAGCAGTAACAAGATCGCCAGGTTTAACCAGGGTTGCTGACAAATGCGCGTAGATAAACCAACCGCCATTTACTACTTGAACTAATTGTGTTCCATAAGCCTGACCCCAGTTTGCTGCGGTAATCTTTCCATCTGCTACGGCGTGAACGTCAGTACCAACTGGAACGGCGTAATCAACACCTGTGTGATATCCCTTACTCCAATGCTTCCCAAGTTTTTTATATTGAGTGCTTGGTGTTTTTCCTTTGATTGGTGATGGCATTATTCGCTGACACCGTAACGGTTATCTGCTGGATTCAACCAGTTAATCAAGATCGGTAGTGCAGATGCTAAACCAATTCCAACGGCAGGATGAATACTCAAACTCTCAAGGTTCAATAAAACCCAACCTAGAACACCTGCGCCAAAAATCTTAGCGAATGATGCTAGTGGTGAATATGCCAACCAGACTTTTAACTGTTCCATTGTGATTCCTTATTCTGTAATCGATTGAATTGGTGCAACGAACACGTCATTAACTTCATCGTAAGAATAACCAATGCCAGCATAAACACCGCGTATGTTTCCGTTGTAAGAAGTACGAACGCAACGTTGTCCACGCTGATGACCGTAATATGCTTCCCAATCGGTAATTCCTGCAACAACTTCATCTTCATCGCGACCAACTATAACTTCAGTCACAATGTTATTTTCATCCAAGAATGCGTAATGCGCCATTAGAAAGTCACCGTGTCTGTTCCTGCTGTAAATACTGTTGTCTTTAATCCACCACTTGAAGTAGTTGTTGAAGTTAAGCCACCACCTATGCTCAGAGTTATGCGATCTGGATATCGTATGACTACAAGACCTGAACCACCAGCAGCAGCCGTTCGTGTAGTACCACCATCTTGACCGCCACCGCCACCGCCACCGCCAGTATTAACTGTTCCTGCCGTAGCAGTTGCACTATTACCAGCAGAACCAGTACCGCCACCGCCAGAACCACCAGCACCGCCAGCACTAGGGCCATTAGTACCGCCACCGCCACCACCGCCACGAGTAACACTTGAACCAGTTATTGTGGAAGCAACCCCAGCACCACCAGCACCGCCAGTAGCACCATTATTACTTCCTGCAACGCTAGCACCGCCACCGCCAGCAGCCTGAGGACTGCTACTGGTTCCGCCATCTCTTCCCTGACTGGTTGTACCTACGCCACCAATTTGATTACCGCCACCGCCACCGCCAGAACCACCAGTTGAGCCAACAACGTTGTAGTTGCCACCTTTACCGCCAGCAGTGCTAGTTATAGTTGAAAAAACTGAGTTATTACCATTTGTGGCAATAGCACCGCCAGCACCAACAGTCACCGTAAAAGATGATGGCGGATAAATAGTTGCTTCTGCGGTAGCACCGCCACCAGAAGTTTCCCCAGCAACGCTTGTGCGATAACCACCAGCACCACCACCGCCACCAGCACCAGAAACAGCAGTAGCGTTACCACCACCACCACCACCAGCGATAACAAGATACTCAAAATTTAATGTTGTACGAGATGGTACATACAAACTTCCATCACCCTGGCCAAACCATTCACTAACTTGGCTTGATGAAACCATTCGGCGTAAAGGATTACCCATTACGCGATCCTGTTTACATAACCTGAAATCGTAATTAGGTTAGTGGTCGCAGCATAGGCAGCGATTGTATTTGCAGCAGAACCAGTACCAGTCAAAGTCAATCCTGGAACAACTAAAGTCAAACCAGAAGTCGCTGGAATAGATAACTTAATTTCATTATCCACTGCGGTTATTCCACCCCATTGCACTGTCAATAGAACAGCAGAAGCAGATGAGTTGTAAGCGTATAACCAAACTTCATCTATTGTTGTTGCTGAAGTTCCAGTTGCGTGAATAGTTGTGCCAGCACTACCAGAAGTAGTTGCAACAACTTTAATCGCTTTGCCTTGAGTAGAACCTGATAAAAGTACCTTGCTAAAAGTTGCCATTTCTATTCCTATCCAAAAACTTGTGTGGCTATTATGTTACTTGCATCATCGAAACTTACTGCTCCACCGCCTGTAAAGAAAATAGAAACACCTGCTGACGTAAAGTATAGAGTTCCACCAGCATTTTGCGCTAAGGCTAATGATCCAGTTGTAGAAACTGTTGCTGTTCCTGCGGTGATCGTGCAAATACCTGCGCCAATGTTCTGAATAAACAAAGTATCACCAGCGGAAAATAAACTTGTATTGACCGTGATCGTGGTTGCACTTCCTGAGTCCATTACAACTCGTGTGCCTTTATCGGCAGCCACTAGAACATATGAAGTAGTTTTAGTTGAAACCGTCTGATTGTAATCGTTAGCCTGTAACGCATTAACTTGCGCAGCAGTTAGAACCTGTCCTGCTGTGAATGTTTGTAACGCCATAACTCTTAAAGTCCTAACTGATTTACATCAAGGATACCAAACTCTAGGTCATCCAACACAAGGCTAGCATAATCAAGAGTTTCAAATCCGAATACGACACGATGCTGTAACGGTTGAATGTCGTGTTCGATCTTGATAATGATCGCGTATTTATTGATCGGTGCGCCGACTCCATTAGGCGTAAATTTAATTTGACATACATCGTTAATCTCTAAACCAAGAACCTTGATTTGTTCTGCTGGCGTTAAGGCTTCTAACTGCACCGCCAGAGTTTCAAAGCGGTATTCAGGTTCAGAATAAATGCTGACTAAATAATCCGCTAACGCTTCCGCATCTGCATCATTATTTAGTAGTAGTCCCGATTGAATTAAGGCTTGCTGTCCATAGGTACTAATCGAATCAGCATCTTGCGCAATAGCCGTTCCACCGTTTAGCCGTTCAATCTGAACGTAGTTGTAAAGTAACTCCGAACCGTAGACAACATTTACGCCACTAAATTTAATGCCAGAACCATCATCAGCAAAGATAACTTGACCAGCAGATACGGGTGCAACTGTCCGATCCTTAAAAACAAATGAACCATTTTTGGCAATAAAGATAGAACCTGGTTCTGAACTGTTTACAAGTTGCAAATATTCAAGTGCGTTAGTTCCGTCATCAACTACATCTGCTTGCAGTATTTCCGAACCTGCATCAATGTCTCTAAGAGTTGCAGGCCAATTAACTTCCGACCGATCTAACACGGTGTTAATTCTTGTTCCAGTTAATTCGGAAGTTGCTGTATGCGCAGATAAAGCACCTTGCGCTAACTGTGTGAATCCATCAACACAATCTGCGCCTGCCGTAGATAATCCCGACAACTCATAGTTAAGATTCCAGTCATCAACTACGCCATAGAAAACAGCAGAACCACCTGTGGAAACTTTAACTGTGCGCTTAGGAATGATTTGACCGTAGTACGGGCTAGAAGTGTATTCAGGATCGAAAACTCTAGTGTTGTTATTGAACTGAATACTTGCAGAACCAGCAGTAAATTTATCTAACTGACGAGACTTACCACGCCGAACTGAAACCTGTCGAACAAAATTAGATACGTCATAAAACAAAGTTCCACCAAGTAAATATTCGGTGTTGTCCAGGACACCTGCAACTGGGTCATCTAGTAAAAAGAATGGACCACCCAAACCAGAAACATCAAAACCGATTTCTACAACGGTACTTGGGACAGGCATTTACGCGCTCGCAAATACTGGTCCAGAGGTTTTCTCAAACCGCTTAATTGCATCAACAATTTCTCTACCAACCTGCGCGCCATTAGTTCCCATACCAGCATTTACATTGATGTTGTAAACGTTAGTTGCAGATGATGATGATGGCATAGAACTTGGAACACTACTTGCGCCA